TTTCTTCCTCTTCATCCTTATAATAGGAGGTCACGAACGGACGGAGCCCGCTGTCCAGGGCACGCTGATAGTCACCGATAGGTATGTCATAGTCGCCATCCCGTTCGTCACGCATACGGATGGCGGCATCCGGGTAGCTTTTAGCATAGCTGTCTATACCATACTTGTCGATGTTGCTTACTGAAACTTGACGGTCTTTCCCGTCCACATGAAGCATGTATTTCTTGATAGGCATAATTAAATGGAGTTTGTAGTAATCCCCCAAAATTAAACGCACTACATTTCACTATGTTCATATTTTGCCAAAACAACCCCCTACATTCGCATGCAGGGGGTTGAACGTAAACACACTTAAAAAACACACATAAAGCTGTAATACCTGTTCTATGGTCAGTACACTTATTCCAAAGGTGGCTTCTCGCTGCCAGAGCCGCCGTAACGGTTGCTCTTGTAGCGGTTCTTCCACTGTGATTCGTTATATTTCGTGATGGCTTCGTACATTTCTTGTTCCGAAGGAGTGCTCGAACCGAACATGCCTCCCGCCTTGTTCACGGCAAATTTCTTGCCGTCCGGCTCTTTCAGCATGTCCTGATAAGCCTTATGCACCCAGTTCGTGCCATGCTCGCCCGGTGTATATCGTTTCTTTCCGTTACCCGTTTCCAGATCCAGATACTTGTTGGTACCGCTGCCCCCGCCATTCTTTGCACGATGCCAGGATACGGCCTCCTGTGCCTTGTTGTGACGCTGGGTCTCTTTCAGCTTGGCTGCATCCATCTGCTGCTGGTGCTCGAATTTCAGTCGGGCAAGGGCATCCGCCGCCGCCTTCCGTTCACGCTCGTTCTTGGCGCCCTCCAGCTTGATTTTCAGTTCAGCTTCCTTCATCCGGTAATCGCGTTCCCGCTGTTGGGCCGCTGCTTCCGCCGCTGCCTGCTTCGCACGTTCCGCACGGTCTTGGGCAATGGCACCCAGATAATCCTTCGCGTTGCTTCTCGCCAACTGTTCACGACCCAGCCGCATACGGTCCAGACGATTGTATCCTTCCGTACCATCATTTAGCTTCATGGCTACATGGCCTTCCTTCGTACGTACATAGTTGGCAAGATTACCCAAAACGCTGCTTATGCCGTTGAAGATAACCGCATTTCTATGGCGTTTTTCGCGCTTCTGCCGTTCAGCCTCCGTCTCATACGGATTCTGGTCCTTGATGATGTTTGCCCATTCCTGGTACGACAAATCCGGCAAGCCCTGTTCACGTCTATACTTGGACAATTCGTAAGCGTACTGTCCGCGGCTCCAGTTCGGATTGATCTTTACCAGATCTTCATAGCTTCCCACTTTCGCCCAAGCCGGGGTCTTGTCTTGTTCGATAGTCAAATTCGGTTGGGTAGCCATTTCAGACAGGCTTGCACGCGATTCGGCCAGGGCATTGGGTGCATCACTGACTACCCGAGATTCTTTTGCAGGTGCAGTAGGCTGGTCGGGAGTAGATGCAACCGGTAAAGCGTCAGGGGTATTCACGTCACCGCTCGCTGGCAACGGCTGTTCTGTAGGAGCCGATGCCGGCGTACTGGACGAAGGCATTGGAGATGGCGCTTGCTGTTGCGCTCTCTTTCTTTTTCTATTTCGCTCAACTAAATTCATTTCGTTTTGTTCTTTATTGTCAGCCCAATAGAGTCGTGCCAAACTTGGTGCCGGTATCAATCAGTCGGCCCAGGGCCGCCGCCTCACTCTCGCTTTTCTTGATACGAATGTTATTGATGGCATCCGTATATTGCTTGTTGGCGTTCAGGTAGTTCTGCATGGCATTGGTCTTGTATTGGGTACTGCCGGAAGCAACATCTGCAACAATATCTTCCAGTGCTTCGTTGGCCGCAGCTTTTTGCAGGGCCACACTTTCATCTGTAGCTCCGGTTACGGCCGCGCTGGCCTCTGCACGCTTGGTATTCGATTTCAACAATTCACGGGCCTGGCGAAGCGCCGCCTGATTCTCGCTGTTGTACAAGGGGTCACTGTTCGCAAGCTTTTCCCAGTAGGCAAGTTCCTTGTCCCTGGCCGATTCTAAGTCGCGGACGCCCTTTTTGTACGCACCGCCACCACCAAATAAAGCACTTAAAAATCCCATATATTATCTTGATTAAACACACTTTTGGCAATTTATGATTGCTCCACAAAGCTAAAAACCTAAATTCGTCCGTTAATCATATTTTGCCAATTCGATTAAATGGGTATGGACATCAAGAAAGGAGACAGAATTAAGCTCCGCGGAGCCAATCTTTTCGGAACCGTCACTGCAGTCAGCGGTGACGGAACATTGTCCGTATCCCTCGACAATGGGGCATACATGCAGACCCCGCCCGAAACCGTCACGCCCGTGGCCGAGACGGCATCCGCCGAGACACACGATCCCCTTACCGGACAATTCCGCAAGGGACACAAGCAGATGGCAAACTCCACCCGGAAGAAAAACCGGATGAAGTATTGTCGCGAAACCATACTCGAACAGCTGGAGCCGTTCATCGAAGACCTCGGCACTCTCATCGAACAGATAGACGAGCCCGCCGAAAAGATCCTGGCCATATCACGCATCATTCCATACACCATGCCAAAGCTCTCGTCCATCGAAGTCAAGGACAAGGAACCGCGCAACCTCTCCGCCGAAGAACGCATCGCCAAGCTCAATGCCACCTACCACGGAAAACCCGACCCCACGGAAGAAGCGGAAGAGGATTGACAAGTACAAAATTCCACATGTTTTTCCACGCCTCTTGACGATTGTATTACACCCCATAAATAAATTTGCCGTCAGTAATAAACGTAATACAAGAAAATGGCAGAAATCATCACGTTCAGACCCACACCCGAAGTACAGGAAATCCTTTCAAGGGCGAAGGAAGAAGGGGGAAATATAAGCAAGTACATAAATAACTTGATAACGTCTTCCTTTTCAGGAGACGGCTCCGCACATTGCACCCAGTTCCTCTTCTATGCGGAAGGATTGAAAGACGAAATGCCGGAAAGCTACATCAAAATCCCGGTAGAACAGGCAGTAGCCGCTTATTCGGTCCCTGTCGGTTGTCTCTGTATGCGTCGATACAAGGAGTTCAGGGAGGTAATACAGTCAAACGGCATGCAGCAGCACTTCTTTAAGATAGATGCCGACAATTCCTTCTGTATCATATCGACCAGCCGTGAGGAAGCATCCGCCGAGTTCGGGAAATACTTCATCCGAGACCCCAAGACAAAGGAGTATTCTCGTACCATGCTGCCGCTTCCGCAAATACGCTATGACATAAAGAACCGGACCGTCATTGTCGTGCGCAAGGAACCGAAACTATAAACCACAAAGATTTTAATATATGTATAAGGAAACAACAGGAAAAATCATCAGTCTTCTCGATACCAAGTACGGGAAGACAAAGTCCGGAAAGGACTACGAACGCCGCGATTACCTTCTTGAAATCGGAGGCGGTACCGAATACGTCCATCAGATCAAGTTCTCTATGGCCAGCTTCGACGGACCCATACAGAATCCCATCGAGGTAGGCCAGCAAGTGAAGGTCGGCTTGAAGATAACCGCGTCACAGTTCAACGGCAAGTGGTACAACGACATCAACCTGGTGCAATGGGAACCTATCGTTTGAACAGATGAACACGTTTCACCAGGAACCCAGGTTTGATTGTCGCAAGTTCGCCCCATGCGGAGTACATTCCCTGGCCAAGTGCCGCATATACAAGGGCACACTGAAAGAGTGCAAAGGGTGTACCCTTGTACGCAGAAAGTCCAAGACGCTGAACCGCACGGAGCCCGACAGGAAAGTATGCCCCAAATGCGGACAGGAACTGAACACAACCATGTTCGGACTCCGTAAGGTACATAGGCGAGAAAAGACATACATCTACCGCACATCCTGGTGCAAGATCTGTACAGCAAGAAACAGTCTGATACGTAGTAGAAAGCTAAGACATGAAAGGTTACACCACGGAACAATGGCAAGCGGCGGAGAAAGCGGTACGAAAACGAGCTTCGCAATATGCCTACCAGATCACCAACCACATCGACAGACCCGATGTGCAGAAGAAAACCTTCGAACTCCTGCTCGAAGGGATGGTGACGGGAGCCAGAATCATGCAGGAAGAAATAGAAAACCTAACCGATAACGATAAACAGGAAACAGAATGAACGATTACTTGTCACCCTGGCACATCTTCACTCAAAGCGAAGGTATGCCGCCAGTCACCCGAGAATTAACAGTACCCGAAATTTATTACTCCTAAAAAGAAAACCAATACCTTATAAGTATATGAATATAATCAATCCCCAACCCACCGTTTTCACCGTCAGCCAGTCAGATCTGCTTGCCTCACTGAAAACGGCGCAGAAAACACCGCTTCCGCCCGGATATTGCGAGAAGAACGGCTTACAGTTAATCTTCTCCTGCATCGTCTTTACCTTGCAGGAAGATACGCTCCTGGTACAGGCGACCGATCGACTCACGGCCATCCGTATCGCTGTTCCCGTCACCGTACAGCAAACCTCCGGAAAAGAATATACCTTTGCCGTCTATGCCCGAGATTTTACCTATGCAGTCCGCTGTCTCGGGAAACAGGACCTCACACTCTGCATCCAGGGAGGAAAGCTGAAGGTGACACATTCCTTCGGATCCTTCTCCATGATGCTCTACGCAGGACACATGGACCAATTCCAGGCACACCTCGACGCACTCTGTTCATGCGAGTGCACGCATACACTTCAACTGGAATCGGCATATCTCCGTTCCGTGCTCCAGCGCAGCTCCTTTGCCATGGCCAAAGGCGACCTTCGCCCGGTATTGAACGGCCTGTACATCGGCACCGGAGGAAACAAGCTCGATTTCGTCGCTTCCGACGGCATTGTACTTGTACGCATACAGAAGGATATGCAGGATTTGCCCATGTCGAAGATTATCGTCCCCGAGCGCTGTGTCAAGGTCATGCGGCACATCATCCCTTCTGCCGGGACTACCGCCATACATTACAAGCCGGCACCCGAAAACACAGAAAAACCCAACGACGGCATCGTACACATCGACACCGGTATCGGTATTGACTTCTGGTTTACACCCGTCCAGGGAAAGTACCCCAACTTCCTCAAGGTCATTCCAGAGTCCTTCGTCTCAACGGCCACAGTAAACCGCAAGGAGCTTATACAGACCATCGACCGCATGAACCTGTTTGTCGGTGTAAGCAAAGGCGGCCGCTTTCAAATCAAGCCCGATTTCCTGCATCTGAAAGTAGAGGATCCGGATTTCGGAATGGAAGCTGAAGAGCAGCTGCCGTCCGTCGCCCAGGGAACAGGACTCACGTTTGGACTTCAATTCAACAACTTGATGAACATCCTTCGGAATATCCATACAGCAAGCGTCACCATACAAGGGACGAACCCTACCCAAGCGTTTGTCATAGCACCGCACCCCATGCCCGAGACAGAAAGAACCACCATGCTCATCATGCCCATGGCTATAAATGACTAACCTCAATTACCCAACAAATGACAAAGAAAGAACTTGCCAGACTGGAATATCAACTTCGCCAGCACTGCTACAAGAAGTGGCAGCCGTACGATAGTCAAGTCCATTACAGGTGGAGAAAAACCATAGACAACGACGGTAACGTCAATATCTATACGGAATACCTCGTTTGGGATAACTCTGCCTCTGCGCTAGACAATTCACCATGCGAAGTAGAAGCTACCGCTGTGCTTTCCGTCAAGAAAAACGGGTTCAAAGTGAAAGCTGAAATCTCGTCCCGCGAGAATTTGGACATACTTCAACTGGAATCGTCTGCATACTCCTTGTTAAACCTATATAAAGAAAAACCATGTTACTAGGAAAGAAATACACCCGCATCAAGAGAGCGTACAACGCCACCGTATTCAAAGTGACTTTCACCAGGAAAGAAGATGGCACCGCCATAGAGCTGCCCCGCAAGCTCAACATGCTTGCCGTCCTCTCCCTGGGAGAGAGAGTCAATCAAAAGGCCGTAGAAAGGGAAATACGCAAATTCGAAAAACGTTTAAAGGAAGAAAGCGAACGGGAAATAAACAAAGAAGTGGAAGAAATGATAAACGAATACCAAAATGAACATAGAACGACTGATTAAACAACTCCAGAAGTTCCTCACAAGGGAAGTAAAGTTGCATACATCGACGCATGTATAGTCGAGGAAGTCAAAGAAATAACCGAAGTAACCGAATCCCTCAACGGAACCGTTATACTGGAATAATTACTAACCGCCGAAAGGCATAAAAACATCAATCTTATGAAAAAGTACATTTCAAGAAAAGAAGTTCAGGCAGAGCCCATGAACGAATTGCAAGCAGTAGAGTTAGGCTATGCACGTCCTAACGATGACCACCACGAATGGCGTGAAGGCTATCACATCCTCTATCCGGATGGTTATCACTCCTGGTGTCCTAAAAGAACATTTGAGAAGGACTACCATTGCGCTGAAACCTTCCTCGATAGAATTAAAATTGAGTTCAACGAGCTGCACGAACGCGTATGCGCCCTCGAACGCTTCCGCTATACCAACGCATTTCAGGAACTCCCCATCGAGGCAAGAGAACTCCTACAGGCACAATATGCGCTCATGGACGGCTACCACAGAATCCTGATGCACCGTTACGACCTTTTGAAGGGAGATGAACCATGTCCGCTGCCATGAGACGAAAACCATAAGTGCGACTGCAACTGTAAACGCCCATGATACTGACACTGATTTATACACTCTTTTTAGCCTTGGCCGCATTGTCGGCCATAGGCTTCATCGCTTTCATCAGAATCATCATTAAAATGTTTGAGAACAATGAAAAATAAATCCGACCTCTATCTGTCCATGATACTCCTGGCAATATGGATGATGATCCTTAACCAATGCGGCCAGGGCATGGCGATAGACGAAATAAGTAGAGAACTGAACAATATCAATCATACATTAAGAATAAGACTACCATGATAGAATTGAACGCTTTGGCTGAACAGAACTACGAAAACCGTATCGAGCGAGGCCGCATCAGGCGATTCATGATGCACTACGAATGTGCAGAAGGCATATCCCAGGAAGTGCAGGAGTTCGTGGATTCAAGCGAGTTCAAGAAGTCCGAACACCTTCCCGCATACACCGAAGCACAGGAAGAACTGGCCGACATCCTCATCTGTGCCATGACCGAACTTCACCGAAGGAACGTGAACATCGAGCAGATCATAAAGGATAAAATCAACTTTAACCTCAGAAGAAATGGAAACAAAGAAACCTAGAAAGAAAGTCTGCCCTAAATGCGGAAGAAAACTATGGTTAAGGGATTTCTATCGAAGAAAGAACGGGTACCTTTCTTATTCTTGCAAGGAATGTGAGAGAGCGTCCAAAAACGAAGAATATCGCCGTAACCGAAAGGTGCCGGACGGACAAAAGATAGACCCGAAGACCGGACGGATAATAGAACACAAAGGGGCGAGAAGCAGTATTTATTGGACAGGAAACATGCTTAGTCTTCTCAAAAGACATTTCTCCAATACCAAGAATGAGGAGCTGGCCGAAATGCTTGGTGTGTCTCCAAGAACCGTTATCCGCAAAGCTCGCGAACTCAGACTGGAGAAAAATCCTGTATGGCTCAAAGGAGTACAGAGAGAACACGGAATCCTCGGCCATTGCGTTTCAAAGAAGATGGGCTACCCTGGAGGATTTGCAAAAGGACATACTCCATGGAACAAGAAACAAATTAATAATACATAAAAAAAAAATACCACAATGATAGAAAAAGTAGAATTATACAATGTCCGATGCGACAAGTGCCTTGACTATCTGTATAACGAAGACGACACGGTAATGTGCTTCGACGAAGAATGTTTGGCAAGGCAGGTCGCGGAAGAAAACGGATGGGTGTTTAACCAAGGGTATCTTCATTGCCCAAGTTGTGCTGAGAAAATAGAAGAAGATGACTGAAGTACCTATAAAATGGAAGACCGGCGAAGGTCATGCGTTCAACTACGAATGTCTTGTAACGGTCCGTGACAGGAACGGGAAAACCTACGTTGATACAGACTTTTGGAACAGCAACCTCAACGAATGGACTTATCACAACAAACATACAGGATGCGAAGTCGTCGCCTGGTGTAAAGTCAAAGATGTTGAACCATACAGAAAAAAGAAGGAATGATTATGAAAGACAACGCACAGAACTTACTCGATCATTGCAAAGGCACACAATGCCCCATCCGGAAGACTTGCGCCCGTTTCTCCAGAAGCGCAAAAGGCTTCTATTTCCATTCCCAATATAGGGAAGGAGAGTGCATCCTGTTCATTCCCAAGAAAAAAAAAAATAGAGGGCAGTCACCCGTCTGCCCTCTACACCCCTTTTACACCAAGTCGTAAAGTTTGAAGTCTTCCGGCTTCACCGTGTAGTCTATCACCTTCTGAATGGCAGCATCCGCCTGGCGCTGCATCACCCGCACATAATTATAGATAGGCCGGTTACTCTTCACGCTCTGTCCCACACAATACTCTATCACTTCCGTCTTGATGCCTATCATAAAAGCAAACTGGGAAAAAGTCTTTCTACCCGAATAGTACGAAAACCGGCTCTTTATCCCCAGTTCCTTCTTCAAGAGTGCAAAACAGTTGTTCATGTAAGAGATCACCAGCTGATAGTCCCTCTTTCCGGGCCATACCAGTTTCCCCTTTGGTGCGTGTACCTTTATCAGCGGTCTTGCAGCATCCGGTATGCGGAACGACGTCTGCTTGTCGCCTGTTTTCTTGTTTCGCGTCTTCGTCCGTTGGTAACACAGTTCCTCGCCTCCCAGATCTGCCTCCAGCAAGTCCACCAAGTTTATTCCACCCAGGTAAAACGAAAGCAGGAACATGTCACGGGCAAACGCTATGCGCTTATGTCTTGTCTTCAAGTCCCGGATAGCCTGAAACTCATCCACCGTCACGTCCATAATCCTCACACCAGGAGCGGGCATCTTGAATCCTTGGAACGGATGGTCATCATACCTCACCCATCGTGCTTCTATCGCCTCATTGATGGCAGCCTTCAAGTGTGCCAGGCGCATCTGCATGCTCCCGGCAGAATAACCCCTCTTTTGCATTTCCGTCGAAAAGAATCTGATGTCCGCCCGTGTCAAGTACGCAATGAAAGGATTTCCCATAATAGCCAGTATCACCTTCTTGCTGTCGTTGTGCATCCTGGCATAGTTCGTCCGTCCTTCCTTCTTCAAACGTCCTATACGTTTGTCCATAAGCTCTTCCAGCGTCATGGTGATTTCCTCGTCTTCCGGAGCCAGCAGAGCATCTTTCAACTTGCTGCAATTACTATACTTGTTCAAGTCTATGCGTGCCAGCTTTTCACGATATTCTGAAAGAACGTACGCCATGCGCTTGTTCATGATGGCAGCATCCTTCCGGTAACACACCTTCCCATTCTCAAATTGAGAATCATCGTCTATTTCAAATTCAGTGGATATATACCGCACCTCTTTTTTGTGCGTTAATGAAATGTAAATACCCAACTTTCCGTTGGATTTTCGCCGCGTAGGCAAGATTTTAAAGTTCAAAGTAGCCATAATATTACTTCTTAAAAACGGATTTTCGACAAACCTTTCGACAAACCTTTGCGCCCAAATATGGGTTCATTGTCTTATTTTTTAAAAAGTAAAACGTAACAGATCGTTCTTTTGTTCGTTTAAAACACGTTGTTTTTCAGCTAATTACTATCTTTTCCTCTTTGAGCCGAAAATGGGACTCGAACCCACGACTTGCTCATTACGAATGTAAATCCGAAAAACTATATAATCGTTTGCGTAACAAATCGTTTCACCATTCCAAAAAATATCTTCCGACAAACCTTTTGACAAACCATGATCGAAAAGAATATCTAAAATCCAGGTTATACACTATTGTTTGGATTTCCACAGGCAAAGATAAAAACTTTAATTGATTGCACCCAAATTTGAGAACACATTTTACACACACAGCTGCCATTCACTATTTTTGCGCCAACCAGCCACCAAAATTGACAATTATCTAATCGTGTGCCGTAAGAACAAAACAAAGTGTAAGACAAATCGCAGTCTTTTTGCCTTACACTTTGTCACAGCAAACAGCAATTTTCATTGACGTTTTGTCGTTTATCAATATTCTTTCTTCTGAAAAAAGAAATACCCAACAACAAGTAGCGTCATAAGCTGAAGACCCACAGGAACGCCGTCAGTCCCGCTGCTCATACATTCGTAGTTCAGCATTTCGTATATCATCATCCCGGCCAACAATATGCCGGAAATCGACAATATCAACTTGTTAACTTTCCATTCGGCGTTTATATCCATCGTTTTAAACCTTATAGCTAAAACAACGATTATTCCTATAGTAAGCCACTGAAATATATCCAACATCGTCTGACAACGTTTTACTTCATCAAAATAACCTACCAGCAAAGGGTCATTGTGAAGATTTTCAATTTCACTCTGTGCATATATCATGAACTCGTCTTTATCCATATCATTCAAACATTAGGAATTGACCAATATCTTTTTTACTTTTCTCCACGAAGCTTTGCCAGCTCCTCGTTTGCCTTGTTCAGCTTCCCAACAACCTTCATATTATATTCCTCCATAAACTCCAGTTGCCCCAAAAGCTTCAAATTCTCATTTTGAGAATCCTCCAGTTCACCCCGGCACCTGGCAAGTTCGGCATGAAGATTTTCTTCACTCTCCGTTTCGTCACCACGGAAGGAGGGAAGCCCATCAGCTATATACATGCTTCCTTCTCCACGCATCAACCATTCGGCTGATACATCCGTAAACTTATTCAAAATTGCATGAATAGCCTCGTATGAGGGCAGCCTGCCAAGAAGAACATAATTATTCAATGTTCTTTGAGAAATGCCAATCTCACGAGCAAAAGAATTGACTGAACAATTCTTTTCTTTTATCAAAAATTTAATTCTTTGAATTATTTCCATAAAAGACTTGTTAGAATAAATGGGCTTATTATTGATTCTCAAAACTGCATACATTATTTAAAAGTAATAATGCAGGGAATAAGGCAGAAGGCCTTAAATACACGTTGACTAATGCTTTTCCATTCATAATTCGTTTCCTCCAATTAGTGTGATACATTCAATTTATAAACATTCTAAATAGCCTAAATATTCCAAACTTTTTCTCCATACTATTTGTTAATTGGAACAAATGGGCTACATTTGCAGTGGAAATCAAACAAACATTTCCACCAATAAAGCTTAATCCGCAAAAATAGAGATATAAAATGGAAAAGACAAGTAAAACATATCGAATTGTAATCGAGCACGGAGTACAGAAAAAACTCTGCCAGCAGTTCGGTGTAAGCGATGAAACGGTACGTCGTGCCCTGCGTTACGCAAGCATCGACAATCCCCTTCACCAGAAGATCCGCCAGGAAGCACTGACCATCTACAACGGCCAGGAAATCCCCGTAGTAAGAACCATCAGAAAGTAAGAGCCTATGCAAGCATTGTCCATCAACACCGCCACAGCCGAAGGAATCCTCCTTTCCAACCTGTACCGCCTGGCACGCACCAAGGTAAAGACACTTACCAAGAACGAAGCAGCCAAGTGGGTAGGGGGCCGTCGCCGCCTCGAGAAGCTCGTCGCCGAGAACAAGATCCGGCAGACCAAGCCCGGCAATGCACAGAACGCATCCTGGCGATGCGATGCCGAAGACGTCCTCCGCCACGCCATCATGCCAAGAACATGAATTCCATAAACTAAAACCTATAATGATATGAGAACGAACTACAACCCATGGACCATGCAGGAACTCGACACCCTGCAAAGACACTACCCGTACATGCGGGTGTCAGCCATACAGGAAATGCTGCCCGGACGGAACCTCCGCAGCATCTACGCCAAGGCAAGCGCCATAGGCCTCCGCGCATACCAGCGCACAGCCGACAATTTCGACTACATCCGTCACAACCTCGGAACCAAGACCTACGACCAGATGGCACAAGAGCTCGGCGTGTCAAAGCAGCTCATAGCCTACCGAGTACACTGTTTACGTACCACCTTCTAAAACCCCGCAACCATGGCAAAGAAACCCGCTCACCCCGAATCACAGCTCCAGATACAGTGCGTATCCTGGTTCAGATACATGTACCCGCACCTCGCACCCCTTTTCTTCGCCGTTCCCAACGGAGGGAAGCGAAACAAGGCCGAAGCAGCCATCATGAAAGCCGAAGGCATCACCGCCGGTGTGTCCGATCTCATCCTGAACATACCATCAGGGCGATACACCCAGCTCGCCATCGAAATGAAGGACTGCACAGGCACCCAGTCGTCCGCACAGAAGCGCTACCAGCGCTACGCCCAGGCCGTAGGCATCAAGTACATCATCTGCCGCGACTTCGGCACCTTCACCGTGCAGGTAAAGGACTACCTCGAATCCGTCTGCCCCCTCGTCATCGACGAGCTCCGCAAGATCCATGCCGAAGACAAGGAAGCCGAAATCCAGGAAGCCCGCCGTCTCTACCAGAAACGATGCTGTAATACAACGAAAAGAAAAACCGCATAAACGTAATACACCATGAACCGGAAACAAACATACATCGAAGCCATGGCCTACGGCATCATAGCCGCCACCGCCATCATTTTGCATAACCTATTCATTTACCTATATCCACACATCAGCCTATGACAACAGACCAAGGGGCAACCCTCATCCGCGAAAAGATCTACATATCCGGCCCCATCGCCGGTTACGACATCGAGGAACGCAAACTCGCCTTCCTCAAAGTACAGCACATGCTCGAATCCCTCGGCTACCAGCCCGTCAATCCCTTCGACAACGGCGTGCCCGACAGCGAGCACTGGCGCGTCCATATGCGGGCCGACATCCGCATGCTTCTCGACTGCGACGCCATCTACATGATGCCCGCCTGGGAACTCTCCAAAGGATGCAAGCTCGAACTCGACGTAGCTTCATCCTGCGGAATACGTGTCATCATCGACGGACGCGACCTATGAGCACCACCCGCCACGCCATCCACTGGCGCACCCGCGACATCAGCCTCATCCGGCGCGTGTGCCGATACCTCGACACCCCGTGCTTCATGAGCGTCAACCGTCTCACGCGCCTGGCACGCCCGCTCACTCCAGAGCAGCACCAGACACTGAAGCCGCTTATGGACATCCGGGCCATAAGCCTGCTCACGTTCACGGACTGAAAGGCATTGCAACCATAGATAATACGTTCATCGCAAAACGTGAAATTTTGATTTTCGTTTATAAACCCCAGGCCCGTCCCCGTCCGCGACGGATAGGGCAGGCCGCTTTTAATAACCCTGTTAACACTGAATATATGACGAAAGAACAGTTTGAACAACTCAAGATAGGCGACCACGTAACGGGAACCAAGAACGGAACCCTCGTCAAGGTCCTCGACATACAACGGGACAGACAACTTGTCAACACCGGCGGCACATGGCGCAGACGCCAGGACATCAAGATGCCAGACGCAGCAAAGGACAACCTCGCCACCCGCTTGCCGGCAATCAAGCAGTACACATTCCCTGTCCATATGCTGAAAAAGCACGGCCTCATCCAGTCCGCCATCCTCGTCACCGTCCGTCGGGCCGGTCCCGACGGCTATGTCGGCACCCTCACGTCCCTCAACCAGGCGATACAGCTGGACTTGCCGCAAGCCACTTTCCATACGGTATGGAAGAACCTGCACACTCTCGGTCTCGTCACCATGCAGAAGATAGACTCCAAGCACAATCGCTTCCAGCTGAGCGAAGAAAGCCTGAAACTATTTGAATGAACATTATTAACTCATTAAAACATACACTTATGATAGGAAAGAAAGTAATCATCCGCGCCGACCGCGCCGGAGTGTTCTTCGGAACATTGAAAGAAAAGAACGGAAGTGAAGTAACATTGACCGATTGCCGCCGCTTGTGGTATTGGCATGGCGCTGCCTCAATCAGCCAATTGGCTGTCGAAGGGACGAAACGGCCTTCGGATTGCAAATTTACCCTCACAGTGCCTATTATAACAATTTTGGGTGTCATTGAGATTATCCCATGCTCCGAGCAAGCTATTAAGTCTATTGAAAGCGTAGAGGTATGGAAGAACAGATAAAGAAGTTTCTGAGTATAGGCGATGGCTCTGGCGATGGCTCCGGCTATGGCTCCGGCGATGGCTCTGGCGATGGCTCCGGCTATGGCTATGGCGATGGCTCTGGCGATGGCGATGGCTCTGGCTATGGCTCTGGCGATGGCTATGGCGATGGCATAAAAATGATAGCCGGCGACACCGTTCACATGATAGATGGCATACCGACCGTCATCAAGCAGCTGCACGGAAACATAGCGAAAGGATACACCATTAATTCCGACCTCACCACGACACCCACATTCGTAGCGAAGCAAGGCAACAAGTTCGCCCACGGCTCAACCCTCCGTGATGCCAATGATTCCCTACACGAAAAGCTCTTCGACGACAGCACCGAAGAAGAACGCCTCAAAGCGTTCGAAGAACATTTCCCGGACTTCCACGCCATGTACCCGGCCAAGGAACTGTTTCATTGGCACCACATCCTCACCGGCTCATGTCGTCAGGGAAGGGAACTTTTCTGTGTCAGTCACGACATCAACATCGAGACCGACATGTTCAACATATACCAATTCATCAACCTTACCCGCAACTCCTACGGTGGCGAGACCATCCAGAAGCTGGTACCTAAACAGAAAGAATCATGAAAAAGAAACTGTTGCTCTTCATCATCCGTCTGATACGCTTCTTCAAGGCGGAAGACACCTTCATACCCAACCTTCGGGCAGTACCCGAAAAACAGGTGCGCACCGGTCGCCTTTACCGCTACTACGGACGCATTCTGGTATCACGTCCGTGGTCGGGCGCCATTGCCCGCCACTACGAATGCATGCCCGGAGGCTATTGGGTACCCTGTTCCGAGATCCGTTACCAGGAGTTGCTGGAATTCCGGGGCCAGGATTCTGTAAAGTGCGAAACGGAGAACCTGCCTTGCAGTCGTTGCGCATGCCAGACACAGGGTCTCCCGTGCCGATGCGACTTCGGCACCGGAACGTTCACCGGATACTACGAACTCGTCCACCAGGATCAGCAGTATTCCGACAATCTCACCCTCTAACGCCTCGCACCATGACAAAGAAGCGCAAGGATACGTTCGTTTTCCGCGTCGCCTGGCAGGAAGTGCTCTTGGGATATCCTCCGGAGGTCAGACTGGAAGTGTACGATGCCATTGTAGAGTATGTGGCATCGGGGACACCTCCCCAGCTGAAACCGTTGGCTAATATGGCATTCTCCTTCATCCGGCGCGACATCGACTCCGATAACCGGCGCTACGACGAAGTCGTCAGCAAGAAACGCGAAGCAGGCCGCAAAGGCATGGCTTCCAGGTGGGGGAAGAACGGAAACAAGGATAACACGTGTTATCATCAGTTATCAGATGTAACGGAAGTAACAGACGTAACACCCATAACTGATAATGATAATGTATATGATAGTGATGTTATTCTTAAAGAAGAAAAAGAAAACAAAGAAGAAAGACAGCCTGCCGTCCGGTACATTCCCGATCCTACAATCCAGGAATGTTACGAAGAGCTGGTAAGCAGCGAAATCTGGGCCGAGGACGTCATCCGCGAGAAGCGGCGGCTGGGAATCAGCCTCAACCTGCAGCAGCTGCGGCAGATGGTTGAAGTCTTCTTTGGCGAACTGAAGTGCCGGGGCACGCCTCCGCGTTCCGTGCAGGCAACGAAAGAGCACTTCTCCAACTGGTTGAACACTTATTACGAAAAGCAGAAAAAGAATGAACTCTATAAACCAAATCATACAAGCAAGCAGGATGCAACGCAATATGCCGTCGCAGTCCTTGCCCAGGGAAGCAAGTCCAGAGGAAAGAACCTGGCTGCAGAAGTGGAACGCCCCTTCTGACGTCGAGCGCCAGTTCTCGCCCACACATTGGGGATACGCATTGGCCAATCCCGACAAAGCCTATGCGGCATCGTGCCCCACCCTGGCTGCATACGACCGCCTCTACGGCGAAGGGGTTGCCGAAGACTGGATATGCACACAGATTACCGTCCTTTTTGCCGCGTCCGCCAGCCGCGAGAAAGGACTGGTGGACGGCATACGCCTGTTCTCGGCGGCATTTGCCGGCGAAGTACGCGCATACAAGATTTCAGAGCTCATGCTGTTTTTTGCCCGCTACAAAAGCGGTAAGTACGACAACTCCTACGCTTCATTCGATGCCAAACGCATCGGAAACGCCTTCTTCAAGGAGTTCTTGAAGGAGCGTGTACACGAAATCGACAAGATGGAGCGTGCAAGGACACAGCAGGAAATAGAGCAGCGCCGCTTTACACCGCCCGAAGGCTATACCTCATACTCCTGGTACAAGGAGCTGCAGAGACGGGCCTCACAGGGAGACAAGGAAGCGGCCGCCATGCTCTCTACACCGAACAACAGTATTAACCCATAAAAATTGCAAGCAATGAAAATAACACAATTCCAGAAACAGGTCAAGCCCGGCGGCATCGTGTTCAATCGGGTCAAAGACAAAGAAGGTTCCGTCCTCAAAATCAGCAAGGACCGCGACAAGGCCCTGGTGGAATACAGGAACGGAACCAAGGAATGGAACGAATACTTTATACTTGAACTACCTACACCCAATCCATAATCACCATGACAAAGAAAAGAAACATACTCATACATCCCAACCGCATCGAGGACCTCGACAAGACCCGCGCCGAGCTCCGCAAGAAAGCGATAGAACCCAAGCAGACCGGTTACAGCAGCATCTGCCGCATACGCAACACCCGTCGTAACCGTGACATCCTCTTCAAGGACGATTTCGTCGCCGACAAAATGAAAACCATGACATTCATGGTCTTCCACCCCATCGGCCAGGACAAAACCATGATGTTGCAGCCCGTCCCACCGGATTACATCAACCGTACATCCGTCTGCCATATAGAAGAGCGCTGGTTCCCGAAGCTCCGCCGCTTCCGCTTCAAGGCACTTCTCGACCGTGTACCCGAGCCCTGCGAAATCCTCCGTCAGTGCGGCATCGACCCGCTTGCACACGGATACACCTTCATGCTCGAGGAGTGGGAAATCATGGACGATGTGATGGGAAAGATACCGGCCTATAAGCTGATTCCGCTCAACGCACTATGGTAGCAACCTACGACGAACTGAAAGCACTCTCCCTGCGCACAAAAATACCCGTGAAGCAGCATCACGTCATTGTCCACCGTTCAGGGAGGGTCTATTTCCGCGTCTCTGCAGGCATGCCCACGGACCGCATCTACTACGTGCGGTCCATCACCTGGTCCCATCTGCGCATATTCCGGCTCACGTTTGCGCCGGCACCGGCAGAGGGTACGGTAAAACGCCGCCTTCTGCCTTCCCGCCAGGGAACACCCGGCCTCAACTTCTACGATGCCGGGTTTGCCGGCGAGGTCGTCCCCAAAGGAAAGGAGCACGTAAGGCTGCGCATCACCAAGCGCACAAGGCGCGGGCATGGCAACACATTCCGTATATGGCTGAGCGCTCTTCCTGTCCGCGATTTATATTCCATCTGGAAGGAGAAAAAGGAGAGCGGGTTGGACTAGGCCCAATCAGGGGCCCGTCTTCCAAAAGAAGTTCGGGAACGCAAGGCATCAGAAAGGCTGTTTGCGTCAAGAACAAACCGCTCTTGATACAATGCAGACTTGTCCGGAAGCTGGTTCAACAACAAAGTGCGTACAGAATAATCTACCATCATTCGGTGCATGCAGTTCTTTACAGTCTCCACCATGCCTATATTGAAGTTGTTCGGCATATTGAGCGAAAGTTCATACGAACCGAAGTTGCCCGACAGATAGGCAATCTCGACCTTTTCTTCGTCTGTCACAAGTTGGACAGTGCCAGTAACGTCGGGTGTGTATGTTACGACGCCGGTACCAGGCAAGGATCCTGCGGTCTCGCCGGATGTGCCTATAATTGTGACCGGACCTTCGGCTATGACTTCCAAGGTGTATGGAGTACCGGAGATCAATTCATGGGTTCCTTGCTTGTCAAGGATTGTTTCTTTCGTGCGGTCCAGGTCGTCTATGCGTTCCAAGCGGTTGTCGTCGTTGATTCTGCCAAAGGACAGGTAACGCTGACAGACTCTTTTCACTTCGCCGAATCCCTCCGTGAGAGAACGGGCCAGGATAGGCTTGTTGGTTGTACTGGTGGGGGCAAGAATGTCGGCGCTCAGTTCCAACGACGAGGGGTCTCGTTGCAAGGAATGGCCTATTATACTCAACTCGGTTCTGATATCATTCATCAGCTGCTTCTTTAGCAGCGTAATGCTTATGGTTAGGGTATGCATAGTTAGGGTACGGTGGTTTAATTAAACAGAATGGAGGGGCTTTTCGTATTTCTACCTCGTCGGGATTTCGGCGCACATAGTCGTCTTCCGGAACGACGTACGTTTTCTTCAGTAGAATGGCGGATATGGCACTCGATAAATGGGTGTCAGCGGTAGTTGCGTACGATTGGCAATAATCCTTGCCGGCAGTCGTTTCAAGCCAGGCGGCTGCGATGTAATAGGCCAGATATAGACGGATGCTGCTTTCCGCAAGATGCACAAACGCCGGGTTGTCTATCGGAGTGCCTGTTACGTGGATGATAGCCGTGTCGCCAATAAAAACCAGGTCCAGCAATGTGCTGGATGACAGCTGACGAATCAGTGACTGTTCCAATAGGTTGATTCCGTTACTGAAATACACATCAAGAACGTGATGATTGCTCTTGTTGATGGCAGTCATTGAAAACTGGTCGGTCCCAAGGGCCGCACGGGCAGTCAGGGCCGAAGCATACTCATAGACGGTCTCTTTGTTGATAACTATTTTCATATCGCATTATTTTTCTCAAAAGTACACCTTAACCCCACGTTGCCAGCCATATATTGCCAATCCGATTGGCAGAATATGTGCAGCGCAAGGATAGGATAGGTTTCCTTTGTAGAAAACATTTCTATCATGGCAAACAAAGAACAGATTTCAGATTCCCTCTTGTTCGACCGTCGTTTCTTCGATGGGGAACGTCGGGCAATGGAGTGGCTATATACAGCCTACCATGCTTACGCCAGACTTTCCACCTTCCGTCAAATGAGGGCCGAATGTAAGGACTACGCATACGGACGCCAGTACAACAAAAGCATTGTCGTCAATGGCCGGCAGATGACGAAAGAAGCATACCTGGCCGAGAAAGGCATCCCGGCATTGCAGACAAACATCCTCGGGAAGATCAAGCGCGTCGTGCAGGGGCAGTTCCGCCTCAACGACACGGCACCTGTGTGCAATGCGCCAGACCCTAACGAAAAGAAGTCGGCCGAAGGATGGTCCGTACTGCTCAAGCAGAACATGAAGCTCAACCGCCGCGACGAGCTTGACGCGAGAGTCTTCGAGGAATTCCTTATCTCGGGCCTCCCGGTGTACAAGGTCTCATGGGGATTCAAGCGGGGAAAGCTCGACGTCTGGACCGATTATGTAAACCCGAATTTCGTGTTTTTCCCCGATTCGCTCGACTTCTTCCTCGAAGACATCCGCTTTTGCGGCATGATACACTCCTTCGACTTCCAGGATGTGCTCGAGAAATTCAGCCATTCGGATGCCGACGACAAGCGCTTGCAGGAAATTTACACATATAGCCGTGACAAGGATTACCTGAGTTCCGAATTTGCGCGAGACAAGCGCACGTTCAATATAGCGGATACGGATTTCTTTTTACCTTCCGAGTACGGCAAGTGCCGCGTAATCGAGTTGTGGACACGCGAACGCCGCCGGGCATGGTATTGCGACGACCCGTTGTCGCCCGAGCCGTACTTCATGCCGTACAACCAGCGCCAGGCCATCGACGACATCAACGCACAGCGCATGGAACTGAACATCAAGCGATGGCCCGACGGCACACCCATGACCGACGAAGCAGGGAATACCATGTACTTCATCGACCCCGAAGTATATGCCGAGCAGAACTTCATCAAGCCCGAACGCCGCATAGAGGGATTCTGGTATTTCCGCTACCTCTCCCCGGATGGACATGTGCTCGAGGAAGGCGAAAGCCCGTACTGGAACGGATCGGAATCCTTCCACCCCTTCGTGTTCAAGCCTTACCCGTACATCGACGGAGAGTTTCATCCGTTCATTTCAGAAGTGAAGCCGAGCCAGGATTATTTCAATTATTACATGATTGCGCTCGACTTCTACATCAAGAACGCCGCAAAGGGGGTATTGATGATCGACGAAGAATCACTGACGGACCAGATGTCAATCGAAGACATCGCCGACCAGTACGTACGCTCCAACGGTGTCATACTCTACACCTCAAAGCATGGCGGCCGCCAGCCTGACACCAAGCAGGCGGGAAGCATCCCGGGCGGGTTCGACTACATCATACAGCTTTCACGCACGTTGATGGAAGACGTCTCCGGTGTGCAGGCAGCCTTGCAGGGAAAGCAGGCAGGACAAAGCGGTGTGCTTTACCAGAGCCAGGTTTCACAGGCCTCATCATCCATTCTCGACCTTATCCGCACTTTCAACGGATTCTTGAACGAAGTGGCGTACAAGGTAGTCAAGGTGATGAAACATTTCTACCGCGGAAAGAAAATGATATCCATCGCGGGTGAACCGGTACCGCTCGATCTCGAAACCATGCACGATGTGGAACTGGACATATCCATTTCCGAAGACATGGACAGCCCGGTATATCGCGCACTATCCAACCAGTTGCTCATCTCCATGGTGGACAAGGGTCAGTTGCCTATCCGGGTGGCGCTCGAAAGCGGAAACTTCCCCAACTCGGCGAAGATCGTCTCCGCACTCGACAAGTACGAGACACAACTCCGCGAAATGCAGGCGCAGCATCCCGCACTTCCGGCACAGCCTCAACAGCAGCCATCAATGTAAGCCTATGGACAAACCGATATTATACACAGTGTCAGAAGGCACATATTCGGCCATCCTCGTTTCGTTCCTGCAGGAAAGTGTCGGTCACATGATACCATGGCTCATAGTGGCGGCAGCCGTCATCCTGTGCGACCTGGTGACAGGAATCCGGAAAAGCTTGCTTATGGGGGAAGTGGTTAGGTTCAGCAGCGCCTGCCGCCGCACCATGGGCAAGACAGTGGAGTATTTCCTGTTCGTCGTTACAATGGTCGTTATCGACGTGGCGGCACACGGAGGCGGTACAATAGACAAATGGGCTTGCCTCGGTGTATGCTGCGTCGAAGGGGTTTCCATTGTCGGGAACATTGTCCGGCCGAAGGGATACAAGATAAACTTTGTAAAGCTGATAGCTGTCGTCTTTGGAAAGAAGTTCGACGTAGAGAAAAAAGACATAGAAGATGTAATTGAAAAGGAAAAACCATAAAACAAGTTACTATGAAAGTATTGATTGATAACGGACACGGAAGCAACACACCGGGCAAGAAGAGCCCGGACGGAAAGCTCATGGAGTATGCTTATACTCGCGAGATAGCTTCGCTTGTTTACCACAGACTCAGGCACGAAGGCATTGAAGCAGAGCTCCTGGTAAAGGAAGAAGTGGATGTACCTCTGAAAGAACGCGTACGTAGGGTAAACGAAGAATGTGCGGAGCTGGGAAGATCAAATGTGATACTGGTATCCATACATTGCAATGCAGCCGGAAACGGCGATACCTGGATGTCGGCGTCAGGATGGGAAGTCTATACAACACCCGGAAAGACCAAGGCCGACAAGCTGGCTACCTGCATATACGAGACGGCTAGCCTCTGGTTGCCCGAAACGACCAAGTTCAGGACGGATTATATCGACGGAGACCCCGATAAAGAAAACCGCTTCTATATCCTCCAGAATACCAAGTGCCCCGCAGTGATAACCGAAAACCTCTTCATGGACAACAAGGGAGACTGCAAATACTTGCTCTCGCTGGTAGGTAAGGCGACAATAGCGAAAGTACACGTGGAAGGAATCAAGAAATACCTGGGCTTATGAAGACGATAGAGGAAAAAATGGAAATGTGGTCCAGAATCACCTTGGCGGCGATGGTCGTCTTATTGCTCTTGATCCTGTTTGGATGCACTACGCAATACGTGCCGGTCGAAACGGTAAGGAGGGATAGTGTTTTCTTGGAAAGATTGCAGAAAGACAGCATTTTTGTCAAGGACTCCGTGCTCGTCCGCGAAAAGGGAGACACGGTGTTCAAGGACAAGCTGCGCTACGTTTACAAATATGTAGTCCGGAAAGACACCGTTTACATCGAAAGAAGAGACTCTGTTCAGGTTCCTTATCCGGTAGTCAAGAAGCTCACCAGATGGCAGCAGTTTAATCAGGACATGGGAGACGCCCTGATTAAAGCGATATTCATTTACTCATTGTACCTTCTTATCAGGTGGATGATCAAGAGAACAAGAAAAGAATGATATTCCCTTTGGATGTAGAAGCTTTGCCCGATCAATGATGCACGGCGGCAGCAGAAAAGAAAGCCGCACAAACAAATCTCCACCCCATACAGAAGATGCCCCGCTAGGCAGTTGCACGGCTCCAGTAGTCTAACAACTGTCTAGCGGTTTTTGTTTATGAGCGACGAAATGATTAAATATTATCACAGGGTACTGAAAATTGTCTGTCAAGTGACGGGCCAGGAAGAGATCATTCATAGCAACAAGGAAGAAGCGGTGGATGCGCGCACAATCCTTATATATATACTCTCCGGGAAAGGGATAACCGACATGGAGATAGCCCGTCTTACATCACTTACGCGCCAAGGGGTGAACAAGCTGAAGAACGGATTCAAGTACAGAAAGCGCAAATGGTCGCTTTCTTCAAACCTGCAACAAATTAGCAACGAACTGGCAACGGAATGTTTTTAGAGCAACGCTCTTATGGGGTTATTTGCAGTGCCATAAGGCAAAAACTAATATTAATCCTTTAAAACTATTCGTATGAGTGACGGAAAAACTATCATCTTCGGAGGTGGTGAATCTCAGAGCATCACATCCATGCTGCCAGCTTTGTTGCAGAATCGTGGCATCGACCCGGCTACTGTAATGAGCCTCGTGAACAACAACCGCGGTGGATTGTTGGGTAACAACGGTTTGGGCGACATCATCGCCTTGATCATTGTGGCTGCCATCTTTGGCAATGGCAACGGTAACGGTCTGTTTGGCGGTGGCAACAACAACCGTAATGCGGAAACCGACATGTTGTTGCAGACGCTCAACCGCAACGGCGTGGACATCAGCCAGCTTGCGCAAGCGGTGAACTGTTCTACCGACCAAATCTTGGCAGGTATTAACCAGGTAGCAGGTAGCATCTGCAACTTGGGCAACCAGATGGGCCAGAACACAAACCAGATCATCATGGCTATCTTGCAGGGAAACAACGCCCTCACAAGCCAGATCGCGTCTTGTTGCTGCGACCTCAAAACCATCATGACGCAAGGTTTCTCCAGCATCGGTTTCGAGACAGCCAAGCAGACTTGCGCCATCGAAAAAGCCATTGCAGCCTCAACGGAAGCGATACTTGCAGGCCAGCGTAATGCCGAAATGCGTGAAATGCAACGCGAAATCACAGAACGTGACCGACGCATCGCCGAGCAATCCACTGCCATCAACAACTACCAGCAGACACAGACCTTTGCAGCGATGTTGAGCAGCGCCGTCAATCCTTTGACAGCTGGCTTGCAGAACTTGCAAAGCGACGTCGATGGCATCAAGTGCCGCTTGCCGAAAACGGAAGTAATCACCGCGCAGCCCGATTACATCCCCATCAATCGTGGTGTAAACGTCAATTACGCGCCGTACACATGCGCCGGAGGCTTTGCCTTTCCTTTTGGTTTCAACGGTAACAACGGTTCATTCTTCTAAGAAAAGGAGGGGAATATGGGCAATACAACTAATCCCGTAGCATTGCGCAGCCTTTCGGTAACAGTCACCGCAACCGATGTCCAGTTCGTCTTCCGCAACAGGCCGAACTTCGGACTCCCGTATTTCGGTGGGCTGTATGCCGATCTGGCGCAAGCCATTCCAGAGGGGACTACGGCCACGCTCCCGATCGTCTTCACGAGCGAAGGAGGAAACCCGACCCCTGTAGTAGGAATCAACAATGAACCGGTAACGGTGGCCGACATCACTGGAACGGGCATCTATCATTTCTTTTATGATCAGAGAAACAACCGCTTGCAGCTGTTGGCTCCATACACCGCCTAGTATTAATCATCAATAGCAGATTTTTATGTTTCAAGGAGTAAGACAAGGTTCAGTCCTGTATATATTAAGGAAAGGTGAAAAGCCTGTACTGACACCGGCGCAAGTGGTGTCGGTCAGCAATCCCTATACACCGGCCAACCCGCAGAATGTCTTTGCACAGGTGTCGGTGGTGGATATTCAGGTCAGCATAAACGGGGAGAATACAACCCTAAAGGAAATGCCGGCATTGGGCGAAATCACGACAAGCCCCGACGGAACGGTCGTTTCCGACAATCCCGAAGCCATGCTGAACGAAGTGAAAAACCTGCATCGCACAAGCCAGCAGATTGTGGATAGTGCACCGCACCACGAAGCGCTTCTGCCGGTTTACGAAAGTTTCTACGACGTCCTCGACCCGAACTTGGCAAAAGAACGCGAGAAGGACAAGCGGCTGACGTTCCTGGAAAACAAGGTGTCAGGAATGGAGGGAACGCTTACCGACATACACAAGCTCCTGCTTACCAACTTGAAGCAGAGTAACGAACATAAATAGATTAAGATATGAAACCGATTATCATCATTGAAGAAAAGTCCGAAGGTTTCCTCGAAGACATCCAGAAAGGATACGAATACCTCCGAAGAGGGCTCGAATGTCTGGAAAAGTTGGATGGAGTAAAGGAACAGATGGACGAAGTACGCGAAAAGTTCATGCCTCACATGGAGCAGGAAATGAACGAACGTCGCGGAAGCATGGGGCATCGGGACGAAGAAAAGCGCCAGCGCACGCCTTACCCTCGCGGTGTAGGCTATTATCGTCCTGAAACAGGTTATCACCAACCCGATATGTACGAACGCGGATATTACTCCGGCATCCAGGAACAGGGCATGCGGCCTGTTCAGAACGGAGGCCAGAGAGGTGGCGGCGGAGCGATGCGCAGCGGTCAGAGGGGAGCGGATGCCGGACACGACGGCGGAAGCATGAACGAACGGCACCCGATGCCTTACCCGGGTCCATACCCGCACCCGTTCGACCCGTACAACTGGAACATGAATCAATGATCAGGCAGCAGATAAGCATCAGGCATAATGGGCAGGAGTGGATGATAAGGATATATTATCACGTCTCCACCTATTATGCCGAAGAAATCCTGGAGCAGCTGGCCGCCATCGGATGCGAAGGCGATTTCATGCAGGATGCACAGGTAAACCTGATTAGGGGGCAGCTCGATTCCGGACTGGCCTATTCAAATCCGAAGCACCGCAAGTCTGTAATGGTCATTTCCCGCACATCGTCGGCCATGGAGTTCGCATGTTCGCAGCAGCACGAAGTGGGGCACGTCAAGTCCAGCATCGCCGAAGCGTTCGGGTTCCCGCAAAAAGGAGAGGACATCCAGTACATAGGGGATGCCATATATAAGGAAATGTGGCCGGTAGCAAAGACTTTTTTGTGCGATTGTTGCAGGAAAAAGTAAAAGGGGTTCGTCTCACGACGAGCCCCTTCCGTTGGATTTGTAAAACTAATACCTTAATGAAAATGAGTTATAATAATGTTTTTGTGCACTGCAAAGATAGATAGACCTTACAGACCTGATTGAAAGGAACGGCTATTTATTAGTGGAAAGTTTGACTTTCAGGTAGTATTGCTGCCATTCCTTCATCTTTTCGGCTTCTTCCGCTCCAGTACAAGCCTTGGCTCCCCACTTGGAACCGGTGTAGTAGAAACAGAGCCCCTTCAAGTGTTCACGCTTGATGGGAGTCTTGAACCGTCCTCTCAAGCGGAGGTATTTGTAACTGTCGCCGCGGTTCTTGTACAGGTCATAGGTAATGCTGATCAGCTTGTCTTGCGAAATGTCGTACACCACGAAATAACGGTGCCCGTCTCTCTTGCGCAACTCTTCTGCCTCTTCCTTCGCTTTGACCCACATTTTGGAAGATTCCAGCATGATTCGGCTTTTTCTCGGGTTCATCAGGGCGTTCTTTACACCCTTCAAGATGGTTGATAGGATAGTCTTCATATTATTGTTGATTAGTTGTTGATAATTCGTTCCAGTCCGGCGCCCTTGCTTCTTAGGCTCTGCAGCTGTTTCAGTCGCTCTTCGGCAGTCGGGGCAACCTTTACCGGGTACCGTTCCCATTCAAAGCGGCTCACGTACAGGCCGATGGCCCGGCTCATCACACGGTCGTCATGCTTGCCTGCCTGGGCTCCATATTTCCCGTTGGGGAATTTCATGTACACGCAACACTCGTTCAGGCATTCACGTTCACGTTCTATATACAGCACGTCACGGATACATTGCCCCATGTATTTGATGATGCTTACCTTCGTCGAAGTGTTGGTGTTGAATCCCCACTTCGTCTCCGGCGCGTTCTGGCCGCGGCTCAGTTCGCTCTTGTTGTGGCAATACAGGTTGTCGTACAGCGGCAGAAGGATAGGGAAAAACAGCTCGCTCACGTTGTCTGTGTCCACATTGTTCAGCTTGCTGTACGCCGTATTGTTCTCGACAATCAGCAGCGCGTTGTTGTAGTAGGCCGAGATTTGCGCGCACTTGATGGCAAGCAAGTCCGGATCCGTATGTCCGTACCATTCGGCAACCACACGCGGACCGGCATCTTCATTCAGAACGCCGTCCTCTGCCATCATGTCCGCACGGTCCAGTACGGTTATCACGCTGTAGTCGCTCGTTTTGTACTTCCCGCCGATGTCCACGCTCACGAAATACTGGTTCTTCAACCGGCTCTTCGTTTCGGGATATTCCCATATTTTCAGGGGTCCTGCCACATCCGCCCCCAGGTGTAGTCCTTCCATGGCCAGCTCTCCCTTGGGCGCTTTGCCGTAAATGTCTCCCTGGAACAAGGCTTTCTTGCAGAACTTCCGCATCTGCTCTATCTTGTACAGGTCAAACTCATTCTGTCCGCTGAACTTGAAGGCCTCAACCGGATTGCTCGGATATTCTTGTTGCATGTCCTGGATGTCCGGATATTCCTTCATTTTCAGGTAATACCAGTATATCCCCTGCAAGGTGGCGCCGATAGTCCATAGCCAGAAGAAGTAATCCCAATGGTTCCGCTTGTCGTCTCGGCGGCTGATAAGCAGACAAGCCCACTCCACAATGTTCAACGGCTTCTCCGTGTATTGCTCAATTTCCCACCAGGCTACGAATAGCGGCTCGAAGGCAGACAGAGGGTTGCCGTAATCATCCGTACTGTTGGCACGGTCCCATTCGTCCTTGTAGAAGTTCGGACCATTGGCTGTGCTTTCATACACGATCATGGTGTAAGGCTTGTACAGAATTCCCGAACAGCTGGACTTTACCTGCTTTTGCGGGTCCATCTTCTCGGTCTGTGGCCAAAAAGCCACTTCCGTACAGTGTGCCATGGCGCTGTCACCACCACGGGCGCCTTCCGGGTTCATGGCGGTAGCCAGCTTGATCTTGCAGTTTCGCGGGGGAATCATGCTGATATTCGTCGTACCGCCGCCTTTTATCTTGGGTTGTCCGTCGTCGTATTCTTTACCTTCTTCGTGGAAGAGGAAGTCCGGCAACTGCGTAATCAGCTTCACGTACATGTCCTTCACTTCGGCTGCCGAGTCTCCCTGGTGTCCTACAATGATGCTGTTCCACGACTTCACCCACATGATCTGAATCCAGGCCATGTAGATTTGGGTACAGGTCGAGCCACCCCATTGTCGGGCCTTCAGCAGGATGATGCGGATAGGCTTCCCGGAAAGGCGCTGGGCTTCAAAACGGTTGGTAAGCTTTATCTGGGGCGGCCTCAGCTTGAAAGGGATGTCTTCTCCGCCTTCCTTGTTCTTGATGCGTGCATAGGCATAGCAGAAGAAGTAGAAGTCATACTTTGCCCAGGTACGGAGAAACGAGGAAACAATGGCATCCCGAGTTTCAGCATCATATCCACCATACAGATAATAGCAAAGTTCTTCAATGCTGCCAAGCTTGTCAAGCCAATAGATCATGCCCACACTGAACATGTCTATGGGAAGCCACAGCCGGGCCTCTTCACCCATATACAGGTCGTCTATGACGATAAGCCTTCGTTTGCCGGGAGCGCCTTCACCAGTCAGCGGGTCATAGTCGCAGAACAGCTCCCCGGTTCGGGCTTCGTTCTGCTCTACCATCCGCTGGGCTTGCGTTACGACCGATGCGCCGAACAGCCCCAACAGTCTTTTTTGTTCTTCGTAATCTGTCAGTACATCGTTCTTTCCCATTTCATTTCTACCTTTCTGATCATCCATCCCGCAAAAAGCATGCCGGCATGATGCCAGGCGGCTATCCATGGAACGAAGAAACCGGCTGCCACGATTGCCAGAATCCGGAGCTTGGCGGATTTCGTCATGGCGGCAAGGCAAAGCC